TCATTTGCTAGCAATCGCCAGTTCGAACCTCGCTGCAAGGATCAAATCTTCCGGCTTGCCATCAAGCAGGAAGTGACTGCGACGGCGGCCCTCGATCACCATGCCAGTTTTGCCGAAAATCTTGATCATGGCCGCATTGGACGCCATGCAGCCTGCTTCGATCTTGCGATACCCCTTCTTGAACAGCCATTCGCAGATCGCCGTCCAAGCTTCGCTGCCATAGCCTTTGCCGCGAAACTCCCCGATCAGGATACCGAGATCAGCAACCTTGTTGCGCCAATCGCAGAACGCCGTAATGGTGCCGATGGGTACTAGATGGTCGGTTATGTAGATTTCCCACAGGAACGATGCGGCGTGATCGAAGGACGCCAGATATTTGCGCTGACTCTCTAGCGTGTGCCTGCGATGGCGTTGCTCTGAGTATTTCATGAGTTCCTTGTTATTAAGCCATTCGATGTGAATGTCCGGCCTGAACTTGCGATGATACGCGCCGATATAAAGTGTCAGGCGTTCAGTCTTGATGTGCGGCATATCTCCTGATCCGATAGAAACCTTTGGCGCAACCTTCGCGCTCGCAAACAATCCGATAGCCCTTCAACGCCAGTATTTTATTGATCTGACTGATATGCACCTTGACCACGTTGCTGTTGCCAAACATGCCAGCCAGTGCATCGCTGCGAATGCCGCCGTACCTGTTCTGACGCTGGATTGCATCGAACACGTCGGCGCGGCGCGGCGATAGCAATACGCCGAGACGCAACAGCACGCGCTGGCCACAGCGCGGACAGAAATGCGTTGTCACCCACTGATCTTGAGCTTGTCGCGGTAAAGCAATGCCACCGCAGCCGCCAAACTGCGCACATGCGGCGCATTGGCGTCAAAGTCGCCCAGTGCTTCAAGTTTCTTGACGAGTTCTTCCATGGTATGGTGGATTGACGTCAAGGCGGCGTGGCGAGCTAGTTTCTCGCGCTGCGCCTTGGTCAGCTTGCGCTTGGATTTTTTCATGATGCGGCCCTTTCAACCCAATTTGTATCACGGTTCGACGGCGAGGCAAGAGAAACTGCGATTGATCGCGCGGGCGACCGCCCACTGGAAGGACATGAAAATCGAGGAAGCGGCTGAGGAAAGCCTGTTGGAATTCGCCAAATATGTCTGGCCAGTGGTCGAGCCGTCGACACGATTTGTCACCGGCTGGGTGTTGGAAGCGATCTGCGAGCACCTTGAGGCCGTATCATACGGCTATCTACGAAGGCTGTTGATCAATGTCCCTCCGGGCTTCACCAAATCCTTGATGACCGACGTGTTTTGGCCCGCTTGGGAATGGGGGCCGCGCAACATGCCGCATCTGCGCTATATCTGCGCCGCCTATGCCGAGCACCTGACGGTCCGCGATAACATGCGGACCCGCAACGTCATCATGAGCGACCGCTATCAGAAGTTGTGGGGAGACCGGTTCGATGTCTCGAAAGAGTTATTCACGAAAATCCAGTTCGCCAACGACAAAACAGGCTGGAAATTCGCCACGTCTGTTGGGGGAATTGGCACTGGAGAACGGGCAGATCGCGTCATTGTGGATGACCCCAACAATCCAATGGAAGTGGAATCCGAAACTGTTCGTCATACCGTTAAGGTCTGGTTTACCGAGGTCCTACCTGATCGTCTCAATAACCAAGCGGAAAGCGCGATTGTCGTTATCCAGCAGCGGACGCATGAAGACGACGTCTCGGGCTTAGCGATCTCCCGCGAGATGGGCTACACCCACCTGATGATCCCTATGCTGCATGACGTCAGGCGGCATTGCGTGACGGTACTGGGCTATGACGAAGAGGATAATGAAGTATCTTGGGAAGACCCCCGCACCGAAGATGATGAACTGGTTTGGCCGGAACGCTTCCCATTTGAGATTGTCGAAGAACTGCGCCGTGATAAGGGCGAGTACGCGTTTGCCGCCCAGTACCAGCAGACCCCGGTACCGCGTGGCGGCGCTATCATCAAAGAGGACTATTGGCAGGTCTGGGAAGAACCAACCTTTCCCAAGTTCAGTTATATCTTGGCTTCTCTCGATACGGCGTACACCGAAAAACAGGAAAACGACGCGTCGGCGCTATCCATATGGGGAATTTTCGCGGATGAGGCTGAGAACCCGAAAATCATGTTAATGTACTGTTGGGAAAAACGCTTACAGTTCCATGACTTAGTCGACTATGTGATCAAGACCTGCACGGTGGACCGGCGGGTTCTGTCGATGCCACGGTTCAAGGTCGACCGGCTCATCATTGAAGGCAAGTCGGCCGGACTATCGGTCGCCCAAGAAATCCACCGCGCCATTGCCGGGACCGGCCTGTTCGGCATCAATATTATCGACGTCAAGGGCCGCAACAACGACAAAGTGGCGCGCGTCCACTCCATCGAGCATCTGTTCACCGACAACATGATCTACGCGCCGGACCGGGACTATTCCGACAAGATGATCCGGCAATGCGCCACCTTCCCCAAAGGCTCGCATGACGACTTGGTCGACAGCATGAGCATGGCCTTGCGCTATCTGCGCGATACCGGTTTTGCGTTGAAGCGAGAAGAGGCTTCCATAGACCGCGCCGAGAGTCTGGCTTATAAGGAACCTCTGGCCGCGCTCTATAATCCGTTTTAACGCTCGATGGCTCCAGTCTCAGCCAGAACGCGATCCTTAAGGCTTGTCGCGCCCCAGCAGCCTGAGAGCAATCTTGGCCCGGCTACCATCGAGCTTCCTGCCAAGGAAGATAACAGCCTAACTGGCGGCGTCCGCAAAACCGAACACACCGATGGTTCGGTCACAATCGATTTCAATCCGCAGACCTCCGCGCCCGACCTGCAAAAAGGCGGTTTTGGCGAGAACCTTGCGCTTAAGATCGGTGAAGGCGAATTAGCTAGAATTGCCAATGAGCTTCTGGAACTTATCAGCCGGGACGACGACAGCCGCAAGGAATGGCTGGAGACCAGGGCTAGAGGAATCAAGCTGCTTGGTCTCAAGCTGGAAGAACCTCGCGGTGAAATCCTTGCATCCGGCACCTTGGAAGGCATGTCCACGGTCCGGCACCCGCTTTTGCTGGACAGCATCTTGCGGTTTCAGGCCAATGCCCGAGGCGAGTTATTACCTGCCGCCGGACCGGTAAAGGTCCGCAACGACAGCCCGATTCCGCCGGAAGTCAAGCAACCGCCGCCACCGCCCCCGCCGCCGCAAGGCGGTCCGCCGGGGATGCCCGGAATGATGCCGGGGATGATGCCCGGTATGCCGATGATGCCGCAAATGATGCCCGGCGGCATGCACCCGCCAACGCCGGGACCGGGTATGCCCGGCATGCCGCCGATGCGCCAGCATGGTGGTTTTGTTCCTAATCAGCCTGGACCGCCTGGACCGCCTGGACCGCAAATGCCCCCACCAACTGGCTTGCCACCAAGCCAGATGATGATGCCAGGAATGCCAATTGGCACACCCGGCATGATGCCCGGAATGATGCCGCCCCCCGGTGGGGCACCCGGCATCGGCCATAACGGCGGGCCGCCGATGTTCCCCGGCGCGCTCAACCAGAGCAACGAAGACCTCGGATCGGCCCTTGAGGCCGACATGAACCATTGGCTGACGGCGGTCGCCACCGAATATGTGCCGGACACGGATCGCATGCTTTTCTGGGTCGGCGGCGGCGGGCAGGGCATCAAGAAGGTTTATCACTGCCCGCTGCGCCAGCGCCCGGCATCCGAGAGCGTCGATGTCGAGGACCTGATCGTCTCCAATGCGACGGTCAACCTTGAGAATTGCGGTCGCATTACCCAGCGCATCAAGATGCGGCCGTCGACGCTCAAGCGCATGCAGATACTCGGCGTCTACCGCGACGTCCCGCTGACCCAGACCTATACGACGCCGCAGAACGCCGTCGATCAGGCCAAGAACGCGATTTCTGGCGTCAAGCCGATGATGACGACTAAGCCAGAGGAACTCGATCAGGAAATCTACGAGTGCTACTGCGAACTCGATATCGTCGGCTACGAGCATAAGACGCGGGGCAAGATCAGCGGCCTGCGGGTGCCCTATAAAGTCACCTTGCACAAGGAAAGCCGTCAGGTCCTCGAAATCCGCCGCAACTGGGAAGAGGGCGACAAGCTCTGCATTGCCAAGGAATATTTCGTGGATTTCCCGTTCGTCCGCGCCTTGGGCTTCTACGGCATTGGCCTGATGCACATCGTCGGCAATACATCGCATACGCTGACCGCCGCATGGCGGGAAATGTTGGATGCCGGGATGTTCGCCAACTTTCCGGGCTTTCTCTACAATAAGGCGGCCGGTCGCCAGTTGAGCAACCAACTCCGCATCCCGCCCGGCGGCGGTGTGGGACTTGAAGTCGGCACCGGACGCATCCAAGACATGGTCATGCCGGTGCCGTATAAGGAAGCCGGTCCGTCATTCACCGCATTTATTCAGCACGTCGAGGAATATGGTCAGAAGGTCGCTGGGTCTGCTGAAATCCAAATTGGCGAAGGCAATCAGGAAGTGCCTGTTGGCACTACTATGGCTATTATCGAACAGGCCACGCGAGTGATGGACGCGGTTCATAAGCGGCTACATGCGGCACAAGCCAAAGAGTTCCAACTTCTGAAGAAGCGTTTCAAAGAAGACCCAGAATCGTTCTGGCGACATAACAAGAAACCGACGATCCAGTGGCGCAAGGATCAATTCTTGGCGGCCTTGGACAACAACGATCTGGTGCCGGTCGCCGACCCGAATAACCCGACTTCGCTGCACCGCATCATGAAGGCGACGGCAGTCAAAACCTTAGCCATGCAGTCACCGCAGCTTTACGACCTGATGGCAGTCGACAAGCGCATCATGCGCATTGTCGGTATCGACCCGGAGGGCCTGTTCAATACTTCGCCGACCCCGCCGCCGCCCGACCCGCGTATGATGGCGGTGCAGCAGAAGGCGCAGGCCCAGCAACAGGCGAACCAAATCCAAGCGGCGGAACTGCAGCAGAAGGGCCAGCAGCAGGCCGTCCAGCAGCATCTCGATGCGGCCGAACTGGCCAGCCGCGAACGAATCGAAAACATGAAAATCCAGCAGGAGAACGTAAGACTTCAGCGCGAGCAGGTCATCCACGCCCACGATATGACGATGGATCACGCCGACCGTGTCAGCCAGCTACGGGCTGACCATGCTAGCAATCAGCTTGATCTCGCCAACCAAGCCGCTCAGAACCGGCAAGATTTAATGCAAGGCCGGTTGAACATGATGCAAGAGATGGCGTCTAATCAACAACAGCACCATCAATCCATGCTCAATACCGAGCAAGAGCAAGCCCAGAGCATGCAGCACCAGCGCGAGCAGCACCAAGCCAAGCTTGACCAGCAGCGCCAGTTAAACGAAGCTAAAGTTGAGGCCGCAAGAGCCATGGCGCGGGCCAAACCCAAACCCACGGGGAATAAGTAATGGCACATCAGTTTCATCATCATCGTGAGAGTCAGCGCCGCGCAGGCCATGAACGCTATCGTGCAGCGGGCGGCAAGGCTCATGGCAAGCCGCAGCACGTTCATAAGCATCTGAACATAACGGCGGTACCGCCTGCCGGTCCCGATGTAACTGGTCCGCTTGCGCCGCCCCCCGGCGGGCCGCCACCTGTCGCACCACCGGTCGCTGGTCCGCCCGCTGCCGGACCGCCAATGCCGCCGCCCGGCATGCCGTCACGCCCACCCGGAGGTTAAGATGGCCCATCCTCATAAGGCAGCCGCCAAAGCTTCGCGTCACGCTAAAGTACATTCGATGCATTCGGACGCGCCGCAGGACCGTGCCTTGGTCAAGGCCGCCATTGCCCGCCACGAAGCTAAGCATCATGCCCATATGCCGCACCGTGCCGCAGGCGGCCGGGTCGATGTCGGCCACAACTATCCGAAGCTCAAATATGGCTCGGAGTCCGGCGAGGGACGTCTGGAGAAGACGACCACATATGGCATGAAAGAGCTTAAGCCGCGTCGCTAATGTTGTCGCGTCAAGAAACTCTGGTTATTAATAAAATAACTGACGAGATTGAAACTCGGAAGGATTTAATCGCGTCCGGATCGTTAACCGACTATAACGAATATCGAGAAAACTGCGGCTTTATTAAAGGATTAAAAACTGCTATAGAGTTAATCCACGAAGTTAATAAAGAGATTACCGGAACATGAGCGTCGCCACTGCGGCCAAGATCAAGCTCCTCTCTGAATCCAAAGACTATGCGGCTACCGTTTACAAGGAAATTGGCGATCTCGACGATATCATCGTGTTCGGTGCCCGCGTTCTGGTAGCGATTTATTTCCGGCCCGAGAAAATCATGGGCATCATTCGGCCTCAGAGCAATGTCGAAGAGGATGCTTACCAGTCAAAGGTGGGCCTTGTCCTCAAGCTAGGCCCGGATACTTTCGACGATAGTGTTAAGCCCGGCGATTATGTGGTTTATCGCGCCAGCGATGGGTTCCCGCTCTCGCGCAACGGCGTGCCGTGCCGCATTTTGCGCGATGAAAGCGTCATGCTGAAAATATCCAATCCGATGGAGTGGTTCTGATGGCCCGCCCCAAAGTTGTTCGTACCAAAGAAGAGGCGGCAGCGGTCGATCCTACGTTGCCCATCCAAGTCGAAGTTTCATCCGATCCGTCTGTCGAGGTGCAGGCAGCACCGCCTGCAACAGCCACGGCGAACGGAAAGGCTGGCGGTGGTCCGTCATCTAGCGTCGGCACGGCCCCGCCAGCCGCTCCGCCGCCGCCACCTGCTCCCGAGCCGGAACTGACTTCATTGAAAGCTCAGATCGAGCAGATGAAGAAGAACCATGACGAGCAGGCCCGGCAGATCGCTGATTTCCAGCGTCGTGAAGCCGAGATGCGCAGGAGCTATGATGACCGAGACCGGCAGGCGCGCACCTCGGCGGAACGGGCATATCAGGCTGAAGTAGACGCAGTCACCAACGGTATTGCGACCTTCGAGTCAGAGCTTGTAGGGGCCAAGACGGCAGCCAGAATTGCGGCCACGGCTGGTGACTGGGAAGCCCACGGCGAGGCCAATGAGCGGATCAGCACGGCGGCTTGGCACTTGCAGGAATACAAGGCGGCCAAGGCCCGGTTGGACCAGCAGGCCGAACGTGCGAAGAGCCAGCCGCCGCAATACCCGCAAGCCGCGATGAGCATCGAACAGCAAATCGACAATGATCAACGGTTTACTTATCCGCAGAAACAATGGTTCAAGAAACACCCGGATATCTTCAACGATAACTATAAAAGCAATAAACTCGGGGTCGCCCATTACGAGGCCATCAATAAGGGCCTGACCCAAGACTCACCGGAATATTTCGAGGCTATCGATATCGCGATGGGCTATAAGCAGGCCCCGCAGATCGAGGAGGACGATGGACCGCCCAGCCCTCTTCCGCAAAGCGTTTCTGCTCCGGTCAGCCGCGAATCTGTCTCTGCTTCGACTGGGCGTCCGACGACGACACGCATTACGCTTACGGCAGCGCAAAGAGAAGCCGCCAGAGACGCAGGCGTCGACGAAATAACCTATGCGAGGGGGTTACTCGAACTGGAGCGCCGTAAACAAGCAGGCTTGTACCAAAATGGATGACACCCAGATTTCTCCACCCAAACCCAAACGTGGCCGTCCACGCAATACCGAACGCAAATCACGCGAGGGGCGCGCTACCCGCACCGAAGACGGTCGGCTCTTGGTCTCCCGCAACGGTCAGACCTACGAATATGTCTCCGATGACGAGCCAGACCGGTTTCGGGTCGCGCCGGAAGAAATTCCGGACGGCATGACCTATTGCTGGATCATGCAGGAAATTCTCGGCCAGCAGGATATGTCATGGTGGGTCAAACGAATGCGCACCCAATGGCATCCGGTCGAAGCCAGCCGTTATCCCGGCCGTTGGATGCCACAGGATTATCAGGGAATAATTAAAGTCGGCGGATTAGTGTTATGTGAAAAACCGACCGAGTTTGTCGAGCGCGACAGAATTAAAGATAAACGTAATGCCGCCGAACAGGTTTATGTCCGCGAGCGGGCGATGATAAGCGGCGATGCGGCGGCCGATAATGTCGGTTTTGATACCCGTAGCGAAAAAGGCCGCAAGGCCAATCGCGTCGGTAAGAGCTATGAGTCGATCCCAGTGCCGGGAAATAGATACGAGCACGAGTGACGAGCACGAATAGGTTTCTAGCAAGTAGCTTGACTTTAGTTGAAATTACAAGGTAATTTCATTGCAGTTTAGTCGCGCTGACTAAACAATTTCTCTCCACGCGCTGTGAGAGGGAGAACCGGAGCGGGCACTTGCCCCCGGTCCCCCTTTTGCGCGTGGAGGATATCTTGGTCAACACCTTCGCTCCTTTCGGTTTCCGCGATTTTGGCGAGCGCGATGGTCAAGCGCCGACCATGGGCTTTGAAACCTTCAACCTCAGTTCTGCCGACGCCAACACATATTTCACCGGCGATGTTGTGCAGATTTCATCGGCATCAGCCACGCTCGGCGCAATCACCTTACCAGCAAGTGGCACGGCGGTCGGGGCCATGGGCGTTCTTGGCGTCTTCGTCGGCTGTGAATTTTTCAATACCACCACCCAGCGCAACGAATGGCATCCGAACGCTACCGGTAACGTTGGCGGCAAAGCCTTTGTGGTGACCGATCCGGAAAGATTATGGATCGCGCAGGGCACCTCGGTTGCTGTTCTCGGCACATCCAATATCGGTATGAATATCGGCTTTACGTCCTCGGAAACTCTTGGACAGCAAAGCAAGGGCAATACGATTTCCGGCGTCTCCAACGTCGCGCTTAATTCGACCTCGGTTTCACCCACCAATACGCTGCCGTTCCGCATCTTTGCCACCTATCAGAGCTTTGCCCCGCCCGGAGGTTTCGTGAATGGCACATCGAGCGGCGCTGAAGGCTGCCAGTGGCTGGTCTTGCAAGGCAACAACTGGGCACGCGGTCAATTGACCGGCGTCTCGTCGTAATAAGGAGAGCTTAGATGCCCGTCGCATTAGCGCAAATCCGCGACTTGCTGCTTCCCGGCTTGTGGGGAATTTCCGGCAAGTATCCGATGATCGAGCGGCAGTGGAGCAAAATCTACAAACAGAGCGACTCGAAGATGGCCTTGGAACGGCGTGCCGCGATGCGCTACCTCGGCTATGCGCAGCTTAAGAACGAAGGCGCCCCAACCTCGTTCGACAATGCTGCTGGCGAACGGTTCGTTTACAACCAAGAACATAACGAAATCGGGCTTGGCTACGCGATCACCCGAAAGGCCATCGACGATAATTTGTACAAGGCCGAGTTCGGACCTAGCAACGATGGGTTGATGGAAAGTTTCGTGCAAACGGAAGAGATATATGCGGCCAACATCTTTAACGCGGGCACGACCTTCAACCAAGCCGTCGGTGGCGATGGCGTAGCTCTTTTCTCACAGACTGGTCATCCCATCGACGGCGCTACTATCCCCAATCAGCCCAATCCTGACGTCGATCTCAATGAGACGAGTTTGCTCAACTCGCTGATCAACATCCGTACCACATGGAAGGATAATGCCGGGCTGAAGATTTACGCGCGTGGCCGCAAGGTTCTTGCGCCGCCGAACCTTGAGCCAATCCTGCTGCGCCTGTTCCGCAGCGAATTGCGTCCCGGCACCTCGACCAACGACGTCAATGCCATCCTCGGCATGAACGACAGTCTGAAAGAGGGCTACATCGTCAACGATTATCTCACGTCCAACTTTGCGTGGTTCATCCTGACCAATATCGAAGGCTTGATCTTCATGAACCGCGTCCCGTTCGAGATGGATATGAGCGTCGAGTTCACCACCGATAACCTCTTGGTCAAAGGCTATCAACGCTACAGCTTCGGATATTATGACTGGCGCGGCGTCTATGGGACGTTCCCAACGAGCTAGGTAGCAAGATGATCATCGTGTTCCACGCTTTATGCGCGCAGATACAGCCGACGGCGTTAACGAGCCTGTTTGTTTCCGGGCCGGTGTCCACGCCTGCGCTTGAGGTCGCTAACACGTTCACCTACAAAACCCTGAACTGAGGTCGTCATGGCTGCACAATCAGTCACGCTTTCATCGGCTGGCACCTCGCCCTCGGTGATCATTCTCAATCCGGTCCTCAAGGCGACCACGACGCAATTGACCGTGACTACGGGCTCGTCGGCAACAAACTTCATCCAGTACACGCTGGACGACCCGACTCAGCCCGGCGCTACCACGCCGATATGGGCTAACCTGTCGTCTGCCATTGCCTCTTCCGCCATCGATCCGGCTGGCGGTGCAGGCATCATGTATTCAGTACTGACCCCAATCGGTGGCCTGCGCATTTCGTCGTCGACTTACACTTCCGGCACTATCACGCTTAAAGCATTGCAGGCGATCACTGGATAACGCATGGCACAGTCAATCACCCTGTCGTCGTCCGGAGCGTCGTCGCAGTTCATCGTCCTCAATCCGGTGTTCAACGAAACGACGATGCAGATAACGGTTACTTCCGGGTCGTCGGGACTGATCTTTTTGCAGTACACGCTCGACCCGCCAACCCTGACCGGGACCGCAGCGGGCGCCATCACCCAGACCGGAGCGACTTGGGGCACGATTTCATCGGCCATCAATTCTTCGGGTCTCGATCCGGGCGGCACGACCTATACTGTGCTGACGCCGTTGGCTGGCGTACGCTTATTCGGTAGCTCCAATGCATTGGCTGCTTTTAATACGACGGCGACTTTGAAAGTGCTGCAATCGATCACAGGCTAAGGAGAAGGAAAGCCATGGCTCATCGTCACAAGATGCACCACCGGGCCAAGGGGGGACACGCCGGGCGGCTCGCCTATAATGCCAAGGGTTCCAAAGTGCTGGAGGAAGCCGAATCCACCGGCGGCGGCTTCCGCAAAGGCGGCAAGGTTCACGGCCACAAGGGCAAGCACCGTCTCGACAAACGAGCGCGCGGCGGTCGTACCCATCATTCCGGCTCGCCGTTTTCTTCGGCGCATCATGGTCATGGCGACGGTATGCCCGCGAGCCATCCGCATCCGCATCACTCGAAGCACAAGGGCGCGATTCACACTGGCGGGACGCACCATCAACGCCCTATCTAACCGCCGCCGAAGGTCGCGCGCGTGGCGGACGTAAGTGGATAAAGTCGGCCATTAAACATCCGGGTGCCCTGCACCGGCAACTCGGTGTACCGCAGGGCCAGAAAATACCGGCCAAGAAGCTGACGGCGGCGGCACACTCGTCCAACCCCACTCTTCGACGCCGGGCCAATTTGGCTAAGACGTTGAAGAAGATGCACTGATGGGTTTTGCCAATACAATCACTGTTCTTTTGTCGTCCAGCGTCACGACTAGTCGGGCGGTCAATCTTGACTGGATGAACGGCAGCCCCACGGCAGTCTCGGTGACGGCCTCATCGAGCGGTGCCAGTGCGCTAGTTTATTCGATCCAGTACACCCTCGATGACGTCATGCAGACGGCAAGCTCTCTGGTGTCATGGATTACCGATCCGAACGCGACCGCGCTGACCTCGGCCTCGTCGGGCATTTATCTCTACAGTCAGCCGCTGGCGGCGATCCGGATTACGTCAACGACGGCCAATACATCTAGCAACATCACGACCATGAAAGTCACACAAGGGAGTTGGTTATAAGATGGTTATCGGGATATAACGAGCTTGGTAGCAAATAGGATGAAAATAATAAACATGCCCAAGCTCACAGAAACCACTAACGACCGCCTTGCCAGCAATGGACAGGGCGGCCCTCCCGTTATGGCTCAACTACCCACTAATTCTGCCCCGCCGCAGCCCGGCCCGCTCAAGATTGCGCTGATCGGCACTGCGCCGTCATCGCGGATGCTCGCGCCCTACAATGACAGGTCTTGGCGCATCTGGGCCTGCTCGCCCGGCAATATGGGCGTTTTGCCACGGTTCGACGTTTGGTTTGAAGTCCACGGCAATCTCTTATGGGAAGAGCACAAGCATTACGGCATCCCTTATGTCGAATGGTTGAAGAAACTACAGGTGCCGCTGTTCATGCAGGACAAGTCGCTCATTCCGCATGCGCATATTTTCCCCAAGGACGAACTGGTCCGCGAGTTCGGCGGGGATTTCTTTACATCGAGCTTCACGTGGATGATGGCCTTTGCCATCAAATGCGGGGCAAAAGAGGTTGCGCTCTACGGCATCGATATGGCCTCGCGCGACGAGTATATCTTGCAGCGGCCGGGGTTTTATTTTTTCAGAACCATGGCGCGCATGCTCGGCTGCAAGGTTTCGGCTCCGCATGAAAGCGATATCATGCAATCGCCGGGGCTCTACGGCTATTCCGACGTCACGCCGCTTGGCCGCAAGATCAACTCGCGCGAGAAAGAACTAAAAGAGCGCATTGCCCAGCAAAAGCAGGCGGAAGAAGTCGCCAAGACCAATCGCATCTATCTGGAAGGCGCGCTGGAAGATACCGATTACATCAAGTCGATTTGGATGGGCGCGCAGGACAATTCCTCGCCGCTCTTGCCCGGACCAAGACTTACGCCAGAAGAGCTTCAGGCTGCGACCGGGATATTGGTGCAAGTCCCGCCGCCCGCCGAAGCTAAGATTGATCCTGTACCGCCGCCTTCGTCACGTAAACGGAAGAAAAATGCCCCCGATCTACACCACAGCGGAGCTTAACGCTCGCCTCACTGTCGTGCAAAACGCCATCGATGCAGGTGGCGGAGTCGGACTTTGCAAGTTCTACGATGGCTTAAATACCTTGCTGGCAACCTGCAACTTGCAGGGGCCGCCATGCGGCACGGTGGTAGGCGGTGTTCTGACTTTCGGCGTACCGTGGGTAGCGGCGCAGGCGGCGGCGACCGGCTCTCCGGTGCTGGCAACAATCTCTGACTCCAATAACAATGTCGCAATTTCCGGATTGACAGTCGGGACAGGTTCATCCGGCTTTGATATAGTCATGTCCGAGCCGCAACTCACGCAGGGCAAGACTGTCATCATCCAGTCGGCCACCATTACAGGACACTAGGAGAGCGCCATGGCTAACTATGCAATCACTAACTCGACGGTCTTCGCGGGTACGGCTCCCGTCGCTACCACGGCGACCTATCAGACCATTCTGCTAGTGGGGCCGACCAGTGCCATGTTGAACAATCCGGCCTATCCAGCATTGCGGCGCGGTAGAATCTACGACCTTCTGGTCGGTACAGCAGGCACACCGGCCGACTTCTCCTACGAATGGGAGGTCACCCGTACTACGGCAATGGGCTCGACCAATACCACGGCTCCAGCCGGGTCGATGTCCAGCGTATCGTCCGGTCTCGCACTTGATTCGGCAGATACCGGCTGTGCGGCCTATACCCTGAACAATTCCAGTGCCGAAACCAATATGCCTGCCGGTGCTCAGCTTTGGTATGTCGGCATCAACCAGCGTGCATCCTATCGTTGGGTCGCCGCTCCCGGCTCGGAACTGGTCTGGCCAGCGACGTCGAGTCTCGGCATGGCGCTCAAGACGCGTTCGGCCTCGGGCGGTACGGCGGTTGCAACGGGAACGATCTTTTTTTCGGAGTAGATCATGCGCAGGCCCGGCGGCTATGCGGTACTGGTTTCACCCGTATCGCAGCAGGTCAACTTCGATCATCTGCGTTGCGAGCAAATAAACTCTGGCACCTACGAAGCCGATACATTTTCTTGTCATCACTGCGGTCGCGTTATCCACGTTCGTGCGCGAGCTAATCCTGACGAGTTCGGCTCGATGTGCCGCAACTGCATGAAGATGGTCTGCCCAACCTGTGCCGACAAAGGCTGCACGCCGTTTCTCAAGAAGATCGACGAGGCCGAAGAACGCGAGATTCGCTTTCGCCAGAACATGCAATGGATATGAGCAATGACCTGCGCAGTCGCCGGTATTATCGACCGACAAGGCGGTCTGCGCGTTGTTATTACCGAAGGTAGTTTGCTCGCTCATCTGCTCCCCGGCGAGAAGCTTTATATCGCTCCGTTTCAGGTAGAAGCGGCCCCTTGGGGCAACATTCCCAGCATTGTCGCGGAAGTTGAGCGCTTTATTGTGCAGGCGAGGCGCTAATGGCGACCGTGACCGTCGTGCTGACCACGGCATCGGCATCGCCATGGCTTGTGCCGACCGATTTTACGGTGGCCGGACATACCGTGACCATGGTCGGCGCTGGCGGCAATGGCGCGACCGGTACTGCGGGTACGACCAGCACGTCCGGTGGCGGGGGCGGCGGTGGCGGGTTTGGTCTCCTCACCTATGCTTCCGGCACGATCACGCCCGGCACGACGACTATCCCATTTGCCGTGGCATCCAGCGGAGTTGCGACAACGGCGACGGTCTGGGAACAGACATCAAGCGGCACCACCGGGAATTATTCGGCCGGGACCGGTCACGCGGCATCGGCCGGTACGGCAGGTGCGGCTGGCTATGCCGGTGTCGTGCTTGGTACACCGACAATTACCTATACGGTGACCAATTCAAATCTAGGCGGGGTGGGGGGCACCGGCGGCGGTTCTAATACGCTGGGTGGCGCTGGCGGTGGCGCGGCTGGCGGTGCCACGGCGGCTGGCGGCGCTGGCGGAACGCCGACCGGTCCGGGCGGCGCTGGCGGCGGCGGTGCCAATACGGCCAATGCCGGGGGCAATACGGCATTGAGTTCAGGCGGTGCTGGCGGCAACGGATCGTCCGGCGCGGGAGGCGCTGGCGGGGCAGCTACCGGTGGTACCGGCAGCGCAGGGACAGGCAATTCCGGTGGTGGCGGCGGCGGCAGCAGTGCGACCAATGTTGCTGGCAATGGCGGCAGCGGGGCTGATTTTCGCGTGACGCCTGGTTCTTTCGGGCTTGGCGGTGGGGGCGGCGGCTCTGGCGGGAAAGTTTCGACCGGGGCGATAAGCTATACCAACGGCAATGGCGGCAACTACGGCGGCGGCGGCGGCGGCACTGGCGCGCAACGTACCGCCGCGACATCGATCTCCAGTGGTATTGGCGCAGCGGGTCTTATCGTTATCAACTACAGTATGAATCTGCCATTAGCCAATCCCGGCCAAGGTTTTGATGGCAGCGAGACTGCGCGTATCGAGCGGCACTATTGGGTAGTTAGTTATCGGTCGGTTTGAGCTAATATATAGCAAGGAGAAAGAAATCATGGCTGGCGGTCCTTTACTGCCGTCGTCCATCTACGTTGGAGGGGCAAGCGGTAATCTTTCGGTAAACACCTACGTCGGCACGACGGCCACCGGTACTGGCGCTGTCGCAGGCTACAGCGCGTTGGAGGGGGTAAGTGTAATTGCATCGCTTGGCGCTGATGCAGCCGCAGTATTGCAATTCAATATCCCGCCAATAATTCCAACAGGCACACTTAAGCTGCGATTGCTGGCAATGGCCAATGCCACATCGGGCGCGGCCAAGCTCGACATCATCGATGCCAATACAGCGGCCAATGCCGCTATTGGCGCGTCCAACTTCACTACAGAAGCAGGTAGCCCGACCATTTCACAGACGTGGACTACTGTCGATGTTCTGGTCGAGAACAAGGTAACTTTGACTACCGCTGCGACAGCAGGCGGCGTCTACACAGTGATACTGAATTTCAAAACCTCCGGCTGGACACTGGCGCAGGCGAGCGTTTGGCAGGCCTCACTCATCTGGGAGTGAAACTATGGCAACGCTTACCCCGCAGCAGGTCCGCGATACATCGGCGTATTGGGCCAACAAGTGGTTTGTTGTTCCGAATTTGACTGCCATTTATATGCTTGATGATCTCAACGCCGCCATCCAGGCCATCGATAATGCCTTTGACACCACGCTCAATGCTGCGGTGTCCGCAGGTCACGGTGCACAGACTGTCGCTCAGGCTTTGAACTCTGTGATCCCTGCGCCGCTGTCGGGCGCAACACCACAGCAGAAGGCTGAGCTTGTCACCTTCGCCATTGCTAAGCGCTATGGGATTATCTGA